CGCATCGTGCCGCGGTATTTGTCGATGCGACTTGATGGACAAACTGCGTAGATCCCCCCACAAGCCAGTAATTCGGCATAATGGCAGCCAGCACGCAGTCGGGCGTAGAACCTGAAGCGGCTCGCCAAGCTCCTCTGCCGCGCCCCTAAACCTCGCCGACGGCCGAAATCGGCCTCAGCCTGGCAGGCTCCACTGCACCGCCTGCACGCCCCCGGCATTGCCGCGGGAGGTGACGATGCCGAGGTCAGCGCGCGCCTGCTCGAGCGCGTGCGGATCGACGTGCGCCTTGGCGGCCGCTTCCTCGACGGCGCTCACTTGCTTGGGGCCATGGGCAAGCGTGTCCCGAAGAAACCGCTGCGCGCGCTCGCGGCGCTCTGACGGACGCGGCTTGTGGGCGTCGGCAGCGAGCTCGTCGCGGGCGACCTTGCGCCCCTCGGCAGCGAGCTCGTCGCGGGCGTTGACGACGGTGCCGCGGCTGCATTTGGCGATCTTGGCGATGCGGGTCAGCGTAGCGTTCGGGTTAGCCGCGAGCGCGCGCGCCGCGCGCTGGCGCGGGCCGTCGGTGGCCTCAGCGTTTGCCTTCACACGGCGGCGCCTGGGTTTCTTCCGCTTCGGCCGCGTCGTGCGCGCGGGTTTCTTATCAAGAAGATCTTCCGTCTGCGAGCTCCGTAGCAGCGGCGACAGGATGGCACCGAGGACTGCTATAGTGGTTTGAGCCTCGAGATTGAGAGCGACGACGTTGCTGATAGCAGCGAGGGTGGGAGCAGGGAGCATGGGGCGCGATCTCTTGCGACTGAGGTGGGAGCGCGCACGATAAATCCGCGCATAGCGGTATGTGAAGAGGTCGCGGTCGAAGTCATGGCCCTTTCGCGATCAAACTGACGCCCGGTCATTTTGATCTCTGCCGCAGTCGTGCCGCGATCGTCGCCTCCGCAGGCAACGCCGCTACCGTCATGGCATGGTCCATGTCCGCCCGCGTCCAGCCCGCCGGACGCAGAATGCCCTCAACATCAAGCTCCTCGCTAGGCGACACCTGCTCCCCGCGCCGCAGCCGCTCAATCCGCTCCCGCGCCGCACATGACCGCAAAAACGCATCCTCCGCAGAAGCGCGATCAGCTGCACTCGCCGCACTCGCCTCGCTCGCCAACTGAGCCTGCCCGGCCGCACGCTCCCCCAGCAACTCCGTAACCGTGTCCCAAACCTGTCGCTCGCGCTCCGCTAAAGCAATCTCGTGCGCGCAACGCTCTTCCGCCGTCACCGTCGGAATGCGCGCCTGCACACTCGCCAGGATCTTCGCCTCCGCATCCGCAGAAACGCGGTTTCCCAGTCGCGCCATCGTCGCATGTAGCTCGCGCCAAAACGCCTCGCGCCCGCTCACCGTCGGCGGCAACTTGATCGCGCCCAACGCCGCAACCTGCTCCTGCCGAACACGCCCACCAACGCGGCGCCCGGCCAACAGCGTCACCTGCAATGTGGTCTTGGTCTGTCGGAACCGGACAAACATGTTGTGGCAAGATTATCGGCTGAAGCGAAGACCGCAAGCATTATGCCACAACGCGCAGGGAACACTCGGTGCGCGGAACCACTGCTCCCCGGGGTCGGGCGTGCGATTCCCAAAATTTTTAAAAATCGAGTCGGCCAAGGCCCTTGATGATCGAGCAGACCGAGAACGGCGCGATGGAAGATCAGCGAGCGTGAGCAAGCCGCCGGCGCGCACGAATGACCGTTATCGCAGACCACTTGGCTCCGGTTGGCGTGGCCACGGCACGAGCGTTGAGCTCGGCTGCTGCAGCAGTGGCTGATAGCTCAGAGAGCTCCGCCAAGATCGGGCGCAACGCTTCTGCCCGCTCAAGGGCCGCAGCGCGGTTGGCTGCGGCCAGCGCAGGATTGCCCAACTTCACACCGCGAGCGCGCGCAGCCGCCAGCCCTTCCTTGGTGCGCTTCACGATCATTTCACGCTCATGCTCAGCAACAGCCGCCAGCACATGGATCGTGAGCCTGGTCGCCTGCGGCATATCGCAACAGACGAACTCAACGTTGCCATCCATCAAGGTCGCAATGAACCGGACATTGCGGGCGAGCCGATCGAGCTTGGCAATGACCAGCTTGGCCCTGTGCTTTTTACAAGCCGCAAGCGCTTTAGCCAGCTGCGGCCGATCGTTCCGCCGGCCGCTCTCCACTTCGACGAACTCGCCCAACAGCTGCCAGCGGCCGCCGTCGAGATAGTCCTTCACCGCCTTGCGTTGAGCCGCGATGCCGTAACCGCGAACGCCTTGCTTGTCGGTCGAGACCCGAAGGTAAGAGATAAATTTCCCACGCATGGGACCCTACTCTGCTACACGTTGCCGAACGTCAACGTGTAATAAATAGGGCTGAACGACCCCCTTGACAAGGGAAAATTCACCCCACACTCAGGCAAATTTTCCTGCTAGATCAATAGGTTATGCGGTCGTTTTGAAGTCCGCCCCGCCGCCTAAAGCCACGGGCGCGGCTGAGGAGGGCTACCGATCGCCGCCATCGCCGGCGACCGGATCCGAGCCGTTGCTATTCGGGGCCGAAGGCCCACGGGCGACGCGCATGATTGCGTCATAGACCTGATCAAATTCGTGCGGCGTCTGTTGCGTTTGTACCTGGACGACGTCCAGCTTCGTAGGCTGGTCGAGGCCTAAAAGTGCTGCCTTCCTCTCAAGGATCTTTACGACGGCCAGCGCGGCCTGGGTGTCCGTCTTCTCAATCGCGCGCTTGTAGAAGGTCTCCAGCAGTCCATCGAGGCGGTGCAGGTCGAGCGAGATGTGGCGCAGCCGCGCGGCGTTGTCGATTGTCGGCAGCGTGCGGTCGAGCGATGCATTCACCTCACTGACCGGAAGGCTCAGCTGCTTGGCAATGCTGCGAGCGGAGCGGCCCATCAGGCGCTCCTGCAAGATGAAGTCGTCGCGGCCGTCATCGGATGCGGAATCAGTCATCGCTTACCTCGCCTCGCCCTCCGCTCTAGGTCGGAGACTGTAGCACGTAACAGCCGAGCGATCTCCCCCCTTGCGATAATCATCTCGCGCGCGAGGGCGCGGTGTGGCAAGCCCGCTACCCTCCGGACCCGATTCAGCGTCGGGCAGGAGCGGTTGCGATGCCTGCAACGGTAGTCGTAGCCACTACAGAGCCTGCAGACGAAGGTGCCATCCTTCTCGTGCAAGAGGCGGCAGCGTCGATTGCAGTCCGGGCAGCGGAACCACGGGCGTTGCCGTTGCCGGCGTCCGAAGGTCCACTCCTGCTCAAGCTGGACGACTTGGGTTTGGCCGTTGAAGGTGATAGTGACCTCGGAGCCATGCAGACCGCCAGCGCGCACGACGGGGTGGTTTTCCAGGAACTGGCGGTCGGACCAGTTCCGCGGCCGAGCGTCACCTGTTCCGAAGGCACCGGACATAGATGTGAAAGGAACCCTTGTTCCCGTGCAGTCTAACCACCACCGATTTCGATATAAAGCTCTGCCTCCTACCTCAACTGGCTCAGGAGCTTGACCGCGCTGGCATTGTGCTGATCGGCGAGTGCTGTCAGTCCGCGGGTGGCAAAGACCGCAGCCGCACGTAGGAGCTCGGCTAATTGACGGGCGGCCCCGGGGTCGAAGCGACAATAAGCGCTGTGGGTCAGGCGTGTGATGTCCTGGAAGGTCTGTTCGACCAGGCGATCGTGACCCTCCTGGAACATAAAGGCAGGGACATCGAGCCGGCCGAGAGCGCTAGCTGCACTAAGAACGATGTCGGGGCTCTCCTCCAAGGCGTCGCCTACGAATACGAGTGCGCTCACTCTGAGCAGCTTTGTTTCCTTGCTGGCATGGTTGAGAACCTTCTCGATCTGGGTCTCACCGGCGCGGCACATGATTGACGACATGATCTTGGCGAGCTGTGCGGAGTCGGAGATCCAGCGTGAGGTGCGGCACTCGCCGAGACCGCGGTAATAGACCAACTGGAGGTCGAGGCTACCGACGGTAGCGGCGGCTTGGAACATCTCGGCTTGGAGCTTGCAGGCGGTGTCCCAGGTTGCTTCCCGGCTGGCGGTGGCATCGAGGGCGAAGATTAGGCGTCCACGCGTGCCTGTCCCGGTCGAGGCGAGCTGTTTGATCTCGGCAAGGAAGGTATCAAGCTGTGACTTGACCGAGGCGCTCTCGCCCCGTGCCGTAACCGAGGACTTGTCCTGATCGCCGGGCATGTGAACCACTCCCTTATATTTGCGGGGACCTAGGGGACCTGCGGGACCTCCACTATCAGTACGCGCGAGATTGCCGGCAAAAAAGCTGGAGGTGTAGACAGAGCTCCCGAAGGTCCCCGAGGTCCCCGCATATTATGTGACCTCCGAGAGGCGAAAGGTGGCGCTATGCGTGTGAGCGTCCCGCCCTTTGATCAGCCAGTACCGGCGCCCATCAGGCGCCCGCACCACGCAATTCCGATGCAGCCACTCCCCGAACCGCTTGGCTGAAATGTTGCCGTCCTTGTCCCCGGCTATCCGCAAGAGGAACTGCTTATGCGGATTTGAATTGAAGCCGGCGGGCGCTACAGACCAGGCTTCGATGATACTAGCGGTCGTGTAGGGCGTATTGAGTTTAAGATCGCCGTGCCACAGGTCGCGCAGCTCGCGAAGATCGGCAAGCTCAGGGTCCTCGGCCTGAGTCGTATCGACACTTGCCACCGGATCCGGCTCTCCCAGCCAAACCAGCGGGCTGCGCACCATGGTCGACCACTCGGCATAGCTGCCGAAGGGTCCACACACCTCGGGCGCCCCGGCGGCGAGGTAGGCGCGCATCACCGTGAGACCGGCCGCGACGTAGGTCGCCCGGTTCGCCCCAGCCTGCCGCAACGTGTTGCGTTTGAACCTCCGTAGCTCCGGCCGCTCGTCGAGCGTTTCGAGATTGCAGACCAGCCCGCGGCGGACCATGTCGCCTCGGAAGGTGATGTTATTGCCGGTGGCGTAGACCGCGGTGTGGACCTCACAATCTGGCGTCTCGCTGCGGCCGAGTATCCTCACCTTGACCGTCGGACGTTCGGCGACTTGGCATAGGAACTCACCACCGAGATCGTGCGTGCTGTTGTCGAGTGAGACCATCGGAATGCCGCTCAGGACAATGGACCCGAGCCGCTTCTCGGTCTCCTCCACGTTCTTGAGCGCCGTGATGACCGGGCAGAGCCGGCCGGTGGCGACCACGGCGAAGGTGTCAACGAGATAGCTCTTGCCCGTCCCCGCCATGTGAGCAGTGATCAGATGCATGGGGGCGGTGGGAAGCGAACCGCGAACCAAGGGTGTCAGCTGTCCCGACAGCGCGACCGAACGGTTGAGCCGCCTTTCGTGCTCGCCTCCGATGCGTTTGAAGGAAAATTCCGAGAGCAGATCGATCAGCAGCTTGAGCGCCGCGAGCGCCTGATCCTTGGTTGGATGATCCGGTATCGGCGGAAGCTGAAGCCCCGGCTGCAAATAGAGCTCGGTCTCGGGGTCATAGCCTGGTTCGGTGAGCAGCGAACCATCCGGGCGCAGCGTGGGCGTGGTGATGACGCCGCTCACATGCGGGAACCGCCAGCGCCGCTCACTCGCGAGGATCACGCGCACGTGCCGCAGCGGCGGGTCGGTGTCGACCCACTGGTTGCGCTTGCGATCGTATTTCTGGAATGCGGCGCTCTCGGCGGCTGGCCCCAGGAAACTCTCCGGTGAGAGCTCGCGCAAACGCGCGACCGTAGTCGTGCGCCCGTCCGATGCCGACATGTTCTCGGCGACGGGCTCAACCAACATTCCGGCGCGCGAAAAAACCGGCAGGCCCGAAGCGAGCAACGCATCCTCGGTCTCGCCCAGGATGCGCAACAGTTGTCCGTCCATGATTTGAATGGTGGGACGGATGCCGCCACGCGATAGCGGTTGCGGTCGCGTGCGTGGCTGTTTCTTACCGGCCTGCGCGCCGCTCTCGATCGTGGCTTCGACCGCCGCGACGCCATCATCGGCGACCAGCCGGCAAGTCTCCGCCGCCCCGAACAACCGATCGCGCACCTCCTGCTCGTCGAGGCCGCCGCCGGCGACAATCTGGAATAGATTGAACGCAGCGGTGTTGAGCGTTGTATTACGTGTGCCCGGTAAGGCGGCGGCGACGTTCTTGCACTCACGCTCGAGTGCTGCCCTCGCCCACGCCCTCGCCTTCGTTGCCTTGGCAAGCGCGACCAGCCAAGGCGGCGCCAGGGCAGCATTCTGCGGTCCGCCTGGTTCCCATTGATACGCTCCGCCGGTGGCGTTCCGGCTCGGCGGTAAACAGATGTAACCGCCGTTGCCGCGCACATCGATGCCGGGGCCGATCTTGCCCGCGCTGTTGCGGATTTCGACGTTAGGGTCCCAAGCAAAAATCAAATGCCGGCCGCCGCGCGGAGTGACGGTTGCCCAGGTGGGCGGGAGCGGCCCGCGGTGCGCGATCAACTGGTCGAGCGTGGCCTTGCCGTCGATCTTCCTGGCGGGATCGAGGTCGAGATCGATCGTCCATATCCCGCTCGCGGGACCCATCGGCGCACCGATCATGGCGTTGGGATATTGCTGCCACCATGCGAGGATTTGTGTTTCATCTCTAGTCGCAGCTTTAAATCCGTTCGGCGTGAGCGGTTTCTTATCAATCGGGTTGCATGGAAAGACTGGAACACCGCAACGCACGTAATCGAGCGCGGCTTCGAACACGGTAGGCCGACTGGGTTGAGCTTGCGGGTTCATGTGAGCTTGCCCCCGAGTTTGAAGAACAGACTGTGCAGGTATTGATGCTGCTTCGGAGTTGGCTCGCGTCCCCACACAGTGCGCGACGCCATGTCGTCGATGAACTCGTGATGCTTGTCAGGGAGGCGGTGCTTCTTGCGCTGGCAATAAAGCGCCACTTCGGTCCATTCGAGCGCCCCATCGGTGTTGCGGAACGCGCCGGTGCCGTGCTGCCTGGCCTCCACTGCCTTCACTCCTTCGGCGTAGCCAAGAGCGCGCGCGTTCTCGATCTCGCTGCGGATCTTCTTCTTGTCGTCCTCGCTCAGGCCGCTGCCGTTTGCGTTCTCGACGTGCTCGGCGAGCGTATGAAAGGTATAGCCGTGGGATTCCAACAAGCGCGCGATAGCACACAGTGCAGCAAAGGCTTCGCCCTGACTGTTGGAGGCCAGCAGGCGGATCGGTTTGCCAAGCTTGACAGCAAGCTCGCGCGGCAGTGCCATGGCTCGTCACCTCCAGCACCGCTCTTTGTGGGGGCACATGCGGCAGCGCCAATCTTCGGGATCATCAAAGCCCCGCGGCAGCAACTCCCCGGCACGGGTCGCCTCGATGATATTGACAGCGCGATCGGACCACAGTTGCGCGCACTCGGCGTTGAATGGGACAAGGAAGTGCAGCCACTCGCACGTGTCGGCGTTCGTGACTGTGAACAGCGCGGGATTGGCGATGTCGAGGTATGCCTGATACAGCGCGACTTGCGCAGTGTATTGCGGAAAGGTTTTCTCGAGCCCGTCGCGTTCAACCGCGCGCCAGTTCTTGGCATTGACCGCCTTGTGCTCCCATAAAAACGGATAGATCAGGTAGGCGCCCGGCAGATCGGGGCCGTGAATGATGATGCCGTCGGCGTGGCCGCGTAGCGCGCCACCGGCAGCGTTGAAGGCCAGCGCTTCCGGTGGCGCGAACTTAAATCCGACTGCCGTGAGCAGTCGGCGCGCGCGTTCCTCGAAGTAGTGCCCGCGGTCGAATATCTCGCGCGTCCTCGCCGGTAGGACGGGCTTTATCCACCAGTCGAATTGAATGCGCCGCAGGCACTCGTGCCCGACAATCGATGCGCCCAGATAAGGGCGCGGTAATTCCGCCGTGGTGCTTGCCACGCGCTCGATCGCGTCATTGATGGCGCTATTGATAGGCTCGATCGAGAGATTGGCGCGGTTAAGATTAAGCATCGGACGAGCCACCCCTTACCTTTAGTAGCTTGTCGTGATGCGCCTGACAGATCCTCTTAGCCGACCCCAGCGTTGTGAGAGGATATCCTACCGGAGCCAACCACACGGGTTTGTAGTAGCGGCACTCGCCGTCCTCGCTATAACCCCACACGATCTCAATTCGATATTCACCACCGACCTTGTCCGAAGCGCGCGCGGCGCTTCCGCTATCGTGGTCTTTCCAGTCCAGGGCGGCCATTGCGCCCTCCTTAAACTTTGACCTCGTCGTTGAACTCATCAGGCGTCATCAAGGGCCCGCCTGCTGCGGCGTTGGCTTGGCGCGCGATCGTTGTAGCACTCGATTTACGAGAGACGCCCTTGTCGCTCAGGTCGCGCGCGATCATCGCTTTGCGGATCAGCGGCATGCTCCTGAGCAGGAACTTGGTGATGTCCTCACGCGACCATGCGGTCAGCGGTTTCGACCAATCTAAGTCGGAACAGGCATCAGCGAGCTCCGGCAGGATCGCTGTCACCGCGCCGGCGTCCCACGGTTCGGGGTCGAGCGCAGTCAGGCGGATGAGTTGTTCCGTGTCGAGCTGTTCTGCGGCTGCCTGTTCGGCGCGTTTACCGATCCAGCCGAACAACACCGCAGCGACGATCCACCCCCACTCAACATCACTCAACCGTCCGACCGGTGCGCCCGGTGGGATGGGGCCGTCCATCTGGACGACCCCGCGCGCACCCGCAATGGCAGCGGCAGTAGCGTCGCGCTGCCATTGATCTTCGATCGCGGAGGGCGAGACTTCTCCGACGTTGCGCATCTTCTTCACGACGCCCACCCTGGCCGCCGGATGGGTGGGGCAGCGTTAGGAGGCGTGGAAGAACTCGCGACCCCGCCCCCGCCGTTGAACGGCGGCGGCTGCTCGACGGGGTGCCAATCCTTCTTATCCTTCGTGATCACCCCCGCCAGGATGTTCTTGTCCGGCCAGTTCTCACCACTGCCGTCGTTCTTCGGCTTGCCCTTCTCGATGCCGACCTTGCCGATGAAGGTCATGCCCTCGAATTGCTTGAGGCTGACGGTGCGAGCGGCGCGCGCTTGCGGGCTCTTGTCGTCGGGGTGCAGTCCGAGCGCGCTGTCGAGGATGGTTTTGAGCGTGCCAAGGTTGATCTCTTTGGATTTGGCATGCCCATCGGTCGTGCCTTCCAGGATCAGATTTTCCCGGAACTTCCTTCCCTTGTGCGGCCCATCGGCGACGGTGAACTCGACGTCGAGCATTTCGCACGTGCCGTCCTTGCTGCGTTTGAGCAGGCCGTCTTCGCCGACGCCGCCAGCGCGGAGGTGCAGGATGAGCGTCAGGATGGTGCCGTGCGGTATCAGCTCGATATCGCGCGGCGGTGGAGCGTCGCTGTAGTCGTAAGGGCGCCCTAGCATAGCTACCTCCTCTAAGTTTGAGCGGATTGCTCAGATGAAACGACGTTGAAGGGTTTGCGCTGACCGGGACCGGTGAGCTTCTCGAGCAGCGCACCGAGGTTCGGTGGTTCGAGTTGCTCGAGGCGTCCGGAACGATCCTTGGCTGGATATCCCCACGGATTAGGATTCGTGCAGACAAAGGCGCGCACCGGTTTGCGATCGCCGAAATCGACCCAGTTCATCGTGATGATTTCGTCAACAATCGCGGGCAGCTCACGACCGGTCTTGCTGCCTTCGATTTGTGCTTGCCAAGTCGGGACGTTGAGATCGTCGACGTTGCGCTCCAACACCGCGACGAAAATCACGCTACGAGCGCG